TCAGGCATGAGCACCATTCTTACTGAATTAAATGTTGGTCTTGGCGGAACTGTATTGACAGTTCTAGGGACCGGTGATCAGTTTGTTGGTATCAATACCGCAAGTCCACAGTTTAGATTAGATGTTCGTGCTCCAGTCTCAACTGGTCAAACGGCACTCTATGTTTATGGTGACATGCGTGTCACAGGTGATATCAACCTTGACGATATTACTCTTGATGACGCATCAATTCAGAACCTAACGGTAACTGATTCAATTGATGTTGTAGGTCTATCTACATTTGCTAGTGATCTTGATTTAAATGCTGCTCTTGACGTAAGTGGAAACGTAAGAGTTACTGGTATCACAACTCTTGCCTCTGCTGGTGGTATAACAACCACTGGTGGAGATCTTTATGTTGGTGGTGATTTATTTGTTGCTGATGATATCGTTTATGATGAGGTGACTGGTAGAAATATCAATATTACTGGTATTTCTACGCTTGCTCAACTTAATGCAACCACGGTAAATGTTAGTGTAGCTGCTACCATCGCATCCCTTGATGTTAGTAGTTCGGGCACGATTACTGCAACCGACAAAGATATCTACACTCAGTTTGATATCACCAATAATGGTTCTGGAAATTATGAATTTGCCGCAACCGGAATAGGATTTACTGAGGCAACTAGTAATCCTACATTATATCTGCTTAGAGGTAAGAAGTATCATTTTTCTGTAAATGCTTCTGGACACCCATTTAATATTAACACAGTTAATACGACAGGGACAGGAAGTAGATATAATAATGGCGTCACTAATAATGGTGCTGCTGTTGGTGTTGTTACCTTCGCTGTTCCATTTGATGCACCAGAGATTCTTCACTACAACTGTGGAAATCACGGAGGCATGAATGGTCCGATTTTTATCGGAAATGATGGTGGTATTGGTTTAAGTTCTGAGGGAACTAACATCGGTGTTGGTTTTACTCAGATTAATTTTGCATCAACAAACGGAACTGCAGTTGCCATCACGACAAGTGGTGGTGGTAGTGGATCTAATGCTGGCATCGTTACAGTAACGTTCACACCAGGTGTTTCGCTTGGTCTCGTTATCGCTCTTGGCGCATAATTCACAATAAATACACATAACACTTAAAGAAAGATGGCAGAAGCTTTTTCTAATAAATTAACAAGAGCAGCGGGGATTGTAACCACGTCAACTGGTGGTGCTATTGGTATTAACACAACGATTATTACCGGCATTTCAACGGTTGGTGTTGCCGTGAGTGACCTGGTGGTAAACTCAAACTTTATTGCTGGTACTAAAATTACTGAAATCGGTGCAAGTGCTGTTACCGTTGATAGAACATCAACAAATACTTCATCAACCACAAGTCAGAACGTCAAGTTCCTTGGACCGACAACTGCATACACTTCAGCAGCTGCCACAAAGACCATTCTAATTGGTGGAACTTTTGCAAATAATACTGATAATTCAGTAAATTTAACAGTTGAGGTCAGGGACCAGAGCACGGCAGTATCGGTTTCGATTGCAAGTAAAATTCCTGTTCCTGCTGGAAGTTCTTTTGTTGTCTCTGACACGGGCAAGACAATTCTTGAGGGCACAGATGAAATTGTAATTTATTGTGATTCTGCAAATGCAATTGATGCTAATCTCAGCATTCTGACAGGAGTTAACTGATGGCAGATCGTAACGGATATATCGGAAGAGCACCGAGTGACTCATCGGTCACCG